TAGCAGAACTCACCCATATACCCTTGTTCACGTAGGGATAAAATCCATTTGCGCTGTGCAGGACTTATAACAGGCTTAGGTTGCCCTTTAATTAAGGGCTTCTTCATTTCTATAAATAAACCATGATATCCAGATGCAGCAAAAGCACAAAATATATCAGGCACACCAGGTGTTACACCAGAGGCTTGTAGTCTTTTGGCCTCAGAGGGGGTGCGATAACCCCCATTAGGTATGGCAAAGGTTAGAGACCTAATCACGGGATAATAATCACGTAATGTTTTGAATAGTAGAATCTGCGCATTCTCTTCGAGGCGTTGACGTTTTATCATCTTGAAAGGATAGCAGATAATCTAAGCCATATAGGTCAATGCACTCATATTCCGCATCTAACCAATCAAATGCAGGGAATTCTTTAAGTTTGCCCATTTATAGCGTCCAATATTAAAGCCTGAGCCTCTGGCCGAAGATTTACGAATGTTTGATTGTCAATATTATAATGCCATTTATCTAATTTAATTCGACGCACAATAGAGGCGGCAAGCCTAATATCATCGGATAATTTAGGTTTCGCAGTCTTCATATTATCAACATATATTTGGGCCTTTTCTAAATCCCAAGTATAAAACCCATTTTCATCTTTGATACATTCCAAACCACCTTTAGCAATGGTTCCATATCTAATACGTTTATGCAATGCATTAATCGTAATGCCCATTAGTGCGGCTAATTGTCTTGTTTTAATTCGTTGACTCATTTTTTATACACCCTTTTTTAGTTAATAATTCTGCTTGTTGCTCAGTTTTGATACGTAACCATACTTCTTCACGATGTACAGTAATTTCTTTTTTAGCATCAACACCTATACGCACCTGATTACCTTTAGTGCCTAAAATAATAATACTCATATCATCGCCAATCATTAATCTCTCACCTACTCGTCTTGTTAAAATTAACATTCCTTGTTTCCTTATTTAATTTTGCTTAGATAACTATCAGATACTTTATTTTCTCTACGTTTAATTGTTTTACATGCTTTACATGTATAATAGATTTTACCGTCTACTTTATTTCTACAAATCTGCCCTTCAAAAACTAATTTTCCATGGATTTTACAAATTCTTAAAACCGGTTTAGTCTCTCTATCTTTTTTCTTGGGCCATGTACCTATATTACTTGACATCCTGTCCCCCAAATTATTTATTTAATAAAAGATTTGATTTTATTAATGGCTTTCTCAGCAATACAATAAATGCATTTATGATTTTCACCATGATTCACGCTCTTGACGCAAATATAAATCATCAAACCAATCAAACCTAATAGTATTAAATCTAACATTATAATTCCCCGTTTTTATGTGCTTCTAAAATTGCAAACATCGCACCAACTAATAAACCCCAAATGCCCGCCTCACCCAATAATAAAAAGGTTATGGAAAGCAGACCAATAAAACATCCCGCTTCAAAGCCCATTATATAAGCTCATAAGTAACGGGACGAACATCAAGTATCTTTTTAATCTTTTTTGAACGACTTAAATTAGTTAAAGCTGAATTTATTTGCTTAGGGACATAATATTCTTTGTCTTTACGCTCTAATGCAGCAATTATTTCTAGAACTGATAATTGTTTTTTTAAAGTAAAAAGAGCATAAACTTTACTGCTCATGGTATTACCCTTTAGCTTTCTTCCTTTAAATAAAACTTGAGTTTCAGGCCTTAAGTCAGCAACATTTGTGATGTCGAACAAGTTTGAATTTTCCATTTATTTATCTCCGGTGGTTAAGTTTATTTTCTCTTTCAATGATTCAATTTCTTTTGTCTTAGTATCAATACAACCTTGTAGATAGGCCTGATTCATTAACGCTAAAACATCACTTTCTCTTACAACATTACCAGTACATGTTAAGTGATCTTTTATGTCTGAAAAATTATATTTATTTTCCATCAGCAATACCTCCTAAAAATTTCACTATGAATATTATCAGCAATAGTAAAGTATAAATCCTCATCATCTTCAGAATCAAGATGACACTCTCTAAAAGATTGTGCTACTATTTGTAATCTAGTTTTTAATTCACCATTCATCTTATTAACTTTGTCTTTTGAATAATCAGGCACGTTATATTCGTGAAATAAGTATTTAGTTACTTGCATTTTTTATCTCCTCAACAAGCTTTAAGCAAAGCATATTGTTCAGCATCAATTAAAGCTTGAATACCAAACCATGTGGATTTATTTGCTTTGATAGCAGCGGCCTCATATGATTCATGCTTACTAATAATATCGCCTTGCTGATATGCCCCTATGTCACGATATGCATATACTATATAAACATAACCTTGATTTAATAATTTATTAATATATTTAATATCATATTTATTTTTGTTACTCATTTTAATTTGCCCCTTTTGTATTATTCATTTTTATCTCTCCTTAATGTGCGCTGAATGCATGATAATAACCATTTAATTCGATGAAATAATAATCACCGCCCCATTCTAAGTCGCGAGCAATATATTCATAATCAAAATATTGTTGTGCCCATTGAGGTAACTGTTCAATCATTCCCGTATCTTCTAATAGATTTTCGGCAAATTCTTTTTTTGTCCTAAACTGTCCAGCGTAGTTATCCATTGCTGAAATCGCATCACCTAAATGACCATTAAAATTGTCTAAAACTGCTTATCCTAATTCGCCGTGTTCTACTAAAAATTCGGCTAACTCTTCATTCATTTGTATTGCTGTATTACTCATTTTTAAAATCTCCTTGTGTTTGTTTACCTGAAATAAATATAGCACTGGCTAACGCCATAGTCAACATTTATTTTGAAAATAATTGATAAAAGAATATTTATTTTAATGTTTTTTAAAAGGGCCATGAGACTGCATGCCCAGCCTCGCGAACCCTAGGTCGCTCGTCTGCTGTAAGTTGTTGATTTTATAATATTACGCTACGCGTATATTAAATAGGTCATAGAAAGTAATTGGGCACACCACCATGGTTTTATATCATGGATTTCATCATTTAATCAACTCATATAAATTAAATTTATGATAACTTGAGATTTTATTTATAGGTACTACTATTTGATAGTTAGATGATGTTTTTAAGCCGCCTCACACAATCCAGTGTGGGGCTATATATATAGGTGTAAATCATGCCATTAAAGAAAGGTAAATCTAAAAAAGCCATAAGCGAGAACATCGCAACTGAAATGCATGCAGGAAAGCCACAAAAACAGGCAATCGCTATTGCAATGAGCGAGGCAGGGATGTCAAAAGGCAAAAAGAAACCAAAAAAGAAAGGTAAGTGAAATGACACTATTAATAGGGTGCGCATTCGTAATTTTATGTAGTGAGTTAATATACTCATATCTATTTAAGGACCAACAATGAAACAGAAAATAATGGAAAAAGTTAAGCAAAAAGCTGCCGGCAAAATGCCCGCAGGTGCTGCCCAAAAGGCACCTAGCAAAATGAAAAAGCCTAAAAAACCTATGGGTTATTGAGACAACTAAGTGGTTAATCTATATGAATGAGTTAAATACACATTTTAAGCCTGCTAAGCGCCATGCCTTGCTTATTTACGATGCTGATATACACCCCCAACAAGCATTTGATATCTTAAGCTCTGGGCTATCTAAAACAGCTTGTGCGGGTGAGCTTGGAATAGCTAAAAAAACATTAAGCGAGTGGGTGGATAAATATCCTGAGTTTGCCAGCGCGGTAAATGAGGGTCTTGCAGCAGGTCAAGCTGCCTGGGAAAGACTGAGTCAAATGCCCAAGCATGAACAATATTGCCCTCGAGCTAATCAATTTGCACTTACTAATATATATAAGGTTAATCCTCCTAAGCCTACGCAAAATCTTGTGGCCCCTGCTAACGATAGAGTTACAGAAATAATGAATGAGTTAGTTGTAAAGGATAATAACTAATGGCCAAATGTCTTACGCCCGACTGCGTTAATCACACCCCTGTGCCACTAACAGTCAAAGGCAAAACATTTGATGTATCTGACTTACAATGGTGTCTTAGATGTATAGCTAAATGGCGCAAGCATGATGATAGTGACTATTGTAGATATAACCACGACACTAATCATATGGGCTATCGAATAGCATTAGGCGACACGGTGAGAGCAAATCCCACGCCGGACGTGTAACATGCTGCACGACTACGGTCTAGATTTAAATGAGTTTGATAATAGAAAAGCTTTGCTGCTGCATGATTACCGCTATTTTCTTCGCACATTTTTTGCTATTAAAAACAACAAGCCATTCACGTGGAGTTATCCACCAGGACGCAAATCACATTTCGATATCATAGCTGATGAACTAACCGATGTATTCAATCTCAAAACCAATAGATTAGTCATCAATGTACCACCGGGCTATGCTAAGTCAACAATGCTTATTTACTTTATTGCTTGGGCATTAGCACGCTATCCTGATTGTAACTTCCTTTATATTGCTTACTCACAAGAGTTGGCAGAGAAACATACGGCAACAATCAAAGATATTATTCAGTTACCAGAATATAAACAGTACTTTGGTGTGGAACTATGTAGCGATAGTAAGGCTAAGGGCAATTTTAAGCTGACTGGCGGTGGTACAGTTAAAAGTTTTGGTAGTTCTGGCTCTATTACTGGACAAGATGCGGGATTACCTCATTGCGATCGCTTCTCTGGTTGTGTTGTTATCGATGATGCACATAAGCCAACCGAGATTCATTCAGATACCATGCGGCAGAGCGTTATTGATAACTATAATCAAACAATAAAGCCTCGTCCTCGTGGTCCTAATGTACCTATTCTATTTATTGGTCAACGATTGCATGAGCAAGATTTAGCTGGATATCTATTATCTGGCGCTGATGGCTATGATTGGAAGTCAGTTGTATTAAAAGCTAGGGATGAGGCAGGTAATGCACTATATCCTGAGGTTCATAACCTAGCATTCTTGGACCGTGAAGAATCTTTTAATATTTACACGTTTCATTCTCAATATCAGCAAGACCCACAGCCCAGTGGTGGCGGTATATTTAAGCCAGAATGGTTACACATACATGATATGGAGCCACCTAACATCGTTAGGACTTTCGTTACGATTGACTCAGCTGAAACAGACAAATCTTACAATGATGCTACAGTATTCAGCTTCTGGGGCCTGCACAAGATTAAATACGGAATGGTTGATACAGGAGTATGGGGTCTACATTGGATTGACTGTAGAGAAATACGCGTTGAACCAAAGGACCTGGAGCCACAGTTTTTTTCCTTTTATATGCAATGCATGGGCCATAGTGTGAAACCTGACACAGTATGCATTGAGAAGAAAAGCACAGGCACCACACTGATATCAACGCTTAAACAAGCTCAAGGTTGGCGAATATTAGAAGTTGAGCGTAATAGGCAGAATGGTCGCTCAGTGAGCAAGATTGATAGATTGCTTGAATGCCAGCCTTATTTAGCCTCTCGCCGAATCTCTTTTACCCGTGGTGCTATGCATCTTGATATGTGTAAAGAACACTTACGCAAGATAACTGCAAATGGCACTCATTCTTTTGATGATATAGCTGACACAATGCAGACAGCTATCCAATGTGCTTTGATAGAAGGTACTTTGCTACCTTATGACAATCAGAAAGAAAATGAAGTCATGGACGCCTTAGCGCAATCCTTTAGCCACACCCAACAAATGCGAGCAAACCGATGACCATCGCTAAAAAACATAGTGAACAACTTAAACGAATCAAAGAAAATGTGAGCAATTCTTACAATTCTCAGCGTCATAATCGTGACAGATTCAATGAGTTTCGTAGATTTGTATTTGTTACCACGCTTAATGATAATGATTTGTCATATCTAAAGACTGTGCAAAAACCGCAATTAGAGTTCAATACATTAGAGGCTTATGTGAGCCGTTTAGTAGGTGAGTTCACTAAGCATGATATTGGCATTCTAGCTGTAGGCAAAGACAATGTTCCTGTTGATACGCAACAAGTGAATGCTATTGAAGGTTTGATACGTAACTGTTTCTACGAAGCTGAAGAGCAGAGCATGCAGCGTGAGTTATTTAAGGATTGCTTAACTGGTGGTTATAGTTGCATGAAAGTGTACACGGATTATGAGCACGATCGCAGCATGCAATTAAAGATATTTAGTCGGCGTGTCTATGACCCAACAATGATAGGGTTTGACCCATTGGCTATCGAAGCAGACAAAGGCGATGGCGAATATTTCTTTGAGTTAATACCTATGCGCAAAGAAGTATTCGAGCAAGAACACCCTGAAATTAGCACCAAGAATATAAAGTTTAAGCGCGCATTAGAAGACATTGATACTTCAAATAACTTTGGTCCATTCAATTGGAGCTATGAGACTAAAACCGAAAAGGTCTTATTATTATGTGATTATTACGAGAAAAAGCATAAGAAAGGAACGCTTGTAGAGTTATCTACAGGCGAAATAATGATGAAAGATGAATATAATAAATTCGTCAAAGACTGGGAATTAATGGGCATTAATGAACAGGTACCCGCTATTGTTCGTGAACGTCCTACAACTGTGACCACTATTGAGCGCTATAAAGTAATCGAAACCGAAGTATTAAGCCATGAAAAGACTGAATTATTAAGTTTCCCTTATGTGTTCATTGAAGGTAGCGGTATGATGGTCAAAGATAATAATAGTCATGGAGCACGTTACTTCACAAGGCCTTATGTCTTTAATGCAATAGGCGCACAGAAATTAAAGAACTTTGCTGGTCAATCTCTTGCAAATGAAATAGAAAATATGGTGATGCACAAATTTATAGTCGCCAAAGATTCAAT